TAGTCAGCCGGAGAGATGACCAAGTGATAACACTAGACACTAAAGAAAGTTTAGAAAATAAAATAAATAATAATTGTTTGTATGTTTGTTAGAAGTATAAACACCTCAATAAGAGTCTTATAACCCAAATAAATAAAATAAAAAATAAATAAAGACCACCTAAGGCACGAAACCAGCGAAAAAAATAAAAAGTTGTTTGTAATTTATTTTTGTCCGGAAACGATTTAGAAAAGTGCTAATACTATGCAGAGCCTTGTCACAGGCCAAAACCAAAATATGGAAAGGTTCATATATTCGTCTTTGTCGTCCAATGATTTTGCTGCTCTAGTCTTGTACGGCATCTAAAAAACCCTGTAGGATAGGGGTATGAAGAAAAAGACAAGACTCCCAGATGATGAGGTGAGATTTTTGTCTAGTCTTCCAGATGAAATGCTTCCCTCACGGCTCCGTGCCCTCTGGGAGGCTGGCTGGTCATTGGCTGTGATTGCTAATTCGCTCAAACCTGCTCGCCCTAAGTCAACAGTCCACTTCTGGGTCAAGAACGCCAAGTCAGAAGAGCAGAGAAGGCCAGTCCCACCTACTCCACCTAAATCTCTAACCTCCACCGCCCCACTAAACAATGCTCCACGCATGAGGTCTATCTCCCCAAGCGTTCCGCCAGAGTTGAGACCTCAACTCAAACAACTTGCTGACCTCTCAAAGAGATATAGAGCAAAGACACCAAGCAATAGCCCCCTTGCGATAGCCAACAAGGAACTCACAGCGATTGCAAAAGAACTTAGAGACCGTGGCGTATCCGCTGCGGACATCGCTGAAGCCGCTGGAGTTACCTACAGAGCAATGGCAAGGCGACTAAGTAATGTCTAGAACCTACAAAAACACATCTGGCACATATTCTGAAGAAGAACTTGTTGTAGCAGTCTGGTTCAACCCTAAAAAAGTAAAGTCCAGACCCAACGCCAGACGTTTAGAAACACTTACCTCTGAAAAATCACATTACCCTATTGCTTTTCCATTAGCAACACTTCAGGAAACAGAGTCTTGGATGTATTGCCCTGTTGCTAAACAGCCTAGCGACTTAGAAACTTTTTTAACACCAGAGAAAGCAACTAGAGAGAAACCTCTACTAGTCCCACTAACTCTTGCTAAGTCTTACCTTGGCTGGCTTGAGTTCCACATACCATCTGAATACACGGAGACTAAGTGAGAGTACAGGCAGATGTATTTCCATCAGTAGTTGCTTTAGCAGAACCGAACTCTTTAGAGGATTTGAGAGAGTTGATGCCCAAAGGTGCTGCCCCGAAAGGAACCAGAAGGCTTGACAGGTGTCGTGTCGTGGTTTTCAACAATAAGTTGCTTATCGCTGTAGACTCTCCGTCAGGACCTAATCTAGTGTTCCAAGAGAATATTACTTTCTATGAAAAATACGAAAAGGTACATCGAGTGATTACCGAAACAGGAAAACTTATAGCCTTCAAAAAGGATGACAACTGTGGATGCGGCTCACGCTTGCGTTCTTGGAGCCCTTATGGAAGCACTTTGATGGTTCAGGGGGATAATTGATTACAGACTTCTTCCAGTTAGCAATTGCTGGACTAGCGACCTACAGAATATCTAGGTTGATGGTTAGAGACGAGATTTTTGATAAACCCCGTAACTGGATATGGGAAAAGTTTCCTCCAGAGAGCAATAAGTTTGGGTATTTCTTTACTTGTATGTGGTGTACCAGTGTTTGGGTCGCATCATTACTCGTAATATCCCGTATCATTATTCCAGAGGCCACGCAAGTAGTTGAAATAGTCTTAGCGCTTTCTGCTATCGCTGGCTTGTTATCCGCACACGAGGATAGGTAGTCCTAGTGTTCCGTAACGAAGACGAGGAGTAAGTCTGTGGGCGTATTCAAACGCGAAGAACCGTCTAATGAACCTGTTCGCCCTGCTGTCCCTAAGAAAGCATCTTCACCTAAAAAAGGTAAGTCAAAATCTACTACTCGTTCCACACAAATAGTTGCTCGTCGTAGTTCTTCTAAAGTTTCTGGACCTGCCTCAGTATTTTTATCATCACCTGCATCTCCTGTTGCTTATTCAACTCCACGTTCTTTAACTGCTGCGGCAGTACAAATTAAAATTAATGACAAAGGTGAGTTTGAACAATTTAGACAACGTCGTGCTGCTGGCTCATCAGCATGGCAAGCCGAAGCATGGGAATACTACGATGCTATTGGTGAAGTTAAGTATGCTTTCAATTTAGTTGCATCTGTTGTTTCACGAATTAGAATTTACGCAGCCGTTGTAGAGAACGCATCAGAGTCTCCAACATCTGTACGCAACGCAAAAATTATTGACCCACGTCTTGCTGCTGCCGCAGAGCGAGCACTTGCACGGCTTGACTCTGCATATGGCGGACAAGCAGGTCTTCTCAAAGATGCAGCACTCAATCTTTCAGTTGCTGGAGAATGTTATTTAGTTCAAATGCCAGAAAAGAAAGGCTCTGGAATCCCTGAGTCTTGGGACATTCGTTCCGTTGATGAAATTATGGCAGATGCTCGTGGTGGATACAACGTTATTGGTCGCCGTGAACAAAGCACTGGCGGTGCACTAGGAGTCAATCGTCTTGCTAATGGCGCATTCGTAGGACGCATTTGGCGTTCGCACCCACGTTATTCAGATGAAGCAGATTCATCACTTCGTGGTTTGTTAGACCTTTGTGCTGAATTACTTTTGCTCAATAGAACATTCCGTGCAACAGCACGTTCTCGCCTCAATGCTGGCGCACTTTATTTACCAGATGGTTTATCAGTTGCTGCTCAAGGAGACCCTGATTATCCATATGACGAGGCAGATAGCGAGTTAAATCCTGGCTTTACTGCTGAAGAAGCAGAAGATGAGTTTGAAGAACAACTCATTGATGCAATGACAACTCCGATTCGTGATGAAGAGTCTGCTTCCGCTGTCGTTCCGCTTATCATCCGTGGCCCTGCTGAACTTGGCGATGCGATTAAGCAATTTAAGTTTGAGCGTTCGTTCGACCCTGCATTGGCTCAACGTGCAGACCGAGTACTAGAACGTATCCTTCAGGGTCTAGATGTTCCAAAGGATGTAGTAACAGGTCTTGCTAATGTGAAATACTCGAACGCTCTACAAATTGATGAAGCACTGTACAAAGCACACATCGAACCATTGATGTTGCTTATTGCTGATGCTTTAACAATTGTTTACCTACGTCCTTATCTAGAGGCGCAAGGATTCAATCCAACAGAGGTTGACAGAATTGTTGTTTGGTATGACCCAAGCGCAGTTTCAACCCGCAATGACAGAGCGATGGATGCTGACTCTGGATTTGATAGAGGAATTATCTCTGGAGAGACATGGCGTCGTGCTCATGGCTTCTCTGCATCCGATACACCTACAGCAGAAGAAGTTGGAATCAGAATGCTCTTTGAGAAGGGAGCAATTACTCCTGAACTTACTGAAGCAATGCTTGGTGCGCTAAGTCCTGAACTTATGATGAAGGTAAGAGAGGCTCAGCAGGGCGCATCTGTTGCTCCGCTACCTGAAAGTGTTGAACAACTTCTACAACAAGCAACTTCTGGAGCACCTGCGGAAGGCGGTGAATCAAATGTCGAGGACAATCAGCCAGACACCAGCACCGAAGTCTGATCGAATCAAAGGTTCATCAAAAAACAAAAAAGATTCCGCTAAAGGAACCAAAGCAGCACGCAAAGTAAAATTTTCAGCAGCAGTTGAAGCATCTTTGAAAGAAAAAGTTTCTAAGCACAATGAAAAAGCACCTTCTGGACGTAAAGCATCTCTAGGAATGCTCAAGGCGGTCTATCGCCGTGGCGCAGGAGCATTTAGTGTCTCGCATCGTCCTGGAATGAATCGCAACCAATGGGCAATGGGCCGTGTCAATGCTTTCTTGCGTTTACTCAAGTCTGGAAAGCCTTCTAACTCTGCTTACACAACAGATAATGACCTTTTACCTGCTGCACACCCTCGCTCTAGTAAAAAATCTAATTCAATCACTGCCGCAGGACTTGTTCCAGAAGAACAAGAGTTAGCAGCAGCACTTATTGAGATTGCTAACAAGTATGGAAAGTTTAATGAAGACGAAACTGGCATTTGGGCTGGCTATACACCTGCCGCAGAGAACAAAGACCAAGAAATTGGCGTCCATTGTGGCAACTGTGTTCTTTATGCTGGTGGAAATCAATGTCAAATCATTTCTTTACCTGTAGAACCACTAGGAGTGTGTCGTTTTGCTGTTCTTCCAGATGGCGTAATCAAAAAAGAAGGAAAAACATCTATGAAAGATGTTGAAGAGTTTGCATACGAGCAAGAACTTAATATTGAACTAAAAGATAAAGAAGATTACCTAT